CGGAAGGTCTGAAAAATCATTTAATCAAAACTTAGCTGATGCGATTCGAGAGCATGCGGATGCGATTAAATCGTTTGAAAAAGGAAGCGCACCTGTTCACATTTCGCTGAAAGCAGTAGGAGATATGAGCATCGGTGCAAACTTCCCAGGTGCTACTCCATTTATTCAGGAGGTTCAACAAAACCTTGTTTGGAATCCTTATAACCGTGTTTGGTTAGCGGATATCTTGCCTCAAGCGACATCAACCGCAAACTCAATCATTTACCCAAAAGAAAATGGACAAGAGGGTGCAGTTGCGTTCTGGGACAAACAAGGAGACAAGCCTCAGGTTGATTACGACTTTACTTCTGAAACAGCGTTCTTTAAATGGATTGCAGGTTTTGTGATTGTAGAGCGTGAGATGCTGGATGACATAGACTGGTTGACTGCTTACCTACAGCAAAAATTGCTTATCGGTCTTAAAACAGCCGAAAACGATTTTATCCTGAATGGTACAGGAGACACTAATCCAGCTTTAGGTTTGTTGACATCTGCAACAGCTTACAACGGAACATTTACCAACCCAGTTGATAGAGTTATTGATGCAGCGTTCGGACAAATTCCAACAGAAACGAATGACTTCTATCAGCCAACGAACGTGATTTTACATCCACGTGATGTTGTTAAAATCGGTTTGAATAAAGCGACTGGTTCGGGTGAATATGATTTACCACAAAATAGCGTTGCATTTGCACAAGGTAAATTGCAAATTGCTGGACTTGACACCGTCCCGACAACTTCAATCACGGCGGACAATTTCTTAGCATTAGACAGAAATGCAGTGATGTTTGTTCGTAGAATAAACCCGGAAATTAGAATGTTTGAAGACGCTACCTTAGCTAAACAAAACAAGGTAATGTTTAGAATTGAGGAGAGAGTTACACAGGCTATCTTCAATACTGATGCAATTGTTAGTGGTACATTAACTGCTGAGGCTGAAGAATAATATGAAAATTGCTTAAATAACATGTAAGGGGGTGTAAAACCTCCTTACTTTAAACTTTAACAAATATGGCAAAGATAAAATACAATATTAAATTATGGGCTGATAAAGCAGCTAATTTGGCAGCAGATACAACCGTTTATAAGGAAAATGACTTCATTTTCGCAACTGATACAGGCGTTCTTAAAAAAGGTGACGGGGTGAATACTTATGCAAATTTAGGTTCAATAGGTACAGTTGCGGCATGGGATGATATAGCTGGTAAGCCAGAAACATTTGCACCGAGCGCGCACGATCATGCAGTTGTTGAGGATGAAGAAAGTGGACTGGAGGCAGCCGACACGATTCAAGACCTTGCGGAGGCTTTAAGTGCAAGAATATTGGAGCACGATCACGCAGTCGTAGCTGATGAAGAAACTAGCTTGGAAGCTGCTGAAACACTTCAAGAACTTGCAGAGGCGTTAAGTGCAAGGATAGCAGATTTAGATGAAAGAGTATCATTAATAGAAGAAACACCTGAAGAATGAAAATTATATTGACTAAAGATATACAACTCGGGAAAAAGGGAGATACTGTTAGTGTCTCCCAGCCGAGAGGTAATTATCTAATCAGAATGGGCGTAGCTAAAAAGCACGTAGCCAAGGTGGAGGTTGAGGAAGAAGAAAAAGAAGAAAAGCCGAAGCCGAAAAAAGAAACTAAGCCGAAAACGAAAACTAAAAAATAACTGTAATGATTACACTTGTAGAGGTAAAGGAGTATTTAAACATCGACTTTGACGATTACGACTCAATGCTTGAGAGGATGTTAGATGCTTCAATTGATAGAGCAAAAACTCTGACAGGGCTTGATAGCGATAATTTCAATGCAGATGTTAAGCTTGCAATAATGAAAGATGTTGCGTTTGCCTTTGAAAATCGAGGGAGCAATTCTCAACTCAATACCGATACACTTGCAACTTACAGGAGGAATAGTTTGCGACCAATATTTTAAAATTAAACAAACATGTTGAGGTTAGGAGATTTAGACCAACGAATAGAATTTTTTGAGGAACAATCAACGCAAGACGACTCAGGCAACTATGTTGTGACGAACGTTTTAGTGTTGAGCACTTTCGCAAAAATTGAACAATTGAAACAAAGTAGGAAGTTGGAGGACGCTCAATTGAAGTTTCCATCAACCTACAATGTTACAATTTTAAACCGGTCTGGATTTTTTCCTAACACCAACATGGTTGTTAAGTGGCGAAATAACACTTATAACATTACCTCAACACCCGAAATTGACGATGTGAGGGTCCAAAAGTTTTACAGTTTTATAATCAGTAAATAAGATGAAAAATAGAACGGTTATACAAAACACTTTGACATATGACCTTAACGGTTATAAGGATGAGGTTATTGCAAAAACGAAACAGTTCATTCAACAGCTGATTTTTAAAACTAACATTGAAGCTACACGAGACGCTCCTTCGTTTGTTTCGATTGGTAATGAATTTGAGGATAAAGGGTTGACGGCAAAAGT